CATCAAGGCTGCGAAGAGAGGCTTCATCCGTCCTAACGCGGCTGATGTTCAAGCCGCCGTCAAGAAGACGGTCGCCAAATTGACCGGACAACCGGAGCAGGACCCTCCGACGGAACTTCTCTTTCCCTGGCACGACGACTTCTGGAGTCTGCCCGAGCGGGGAATTGAAGTTGAACTGTCACGCGCAACCGTTGAATCACAGCTGCGCCGTACGGTTCGAGAACTGTTCCACGGTGTCACGTACAACTACGCTGACCACGTGTACCCGTTCTTCCCGTCGACCTCTGCAAACTACATCAACTCGCGCGCCATGATGGGCGCGGTTGGTACAATCTTGCAGGATCCGGACTTACTCACGGATCTCCGCCGGGACGGCGGATGGTTGGAGGTTACTGAAAATCTTCCACGAATTCCAACAGTCCTTGAGGCCGAGCGAGGCCTTGACGAGTCACTGCTCAAAGACGTTCTCATCCGAGACGACGCGCTCACACGCAGCTTCATGGTTCTCTACCACAAAATCCTACGGAAGGCCCTCACCGAGGAGCCAAACGTTGAACCTGTGGGATTACCAGAAGCATGCAAAGTGCGCGTTATCACGAAAGGACCGCCGATGACTATGACTGCGCTCAAGCCGCTACAGGCACTGATGCACCGTACGCTGCGGCGGCACCCTGTTTTCTCCTTGATCGGCGAACCCATCTCCACAAAGATCGTGCACAATAAATTGGGCATGAACCTCTATGAGGACGAGTACTACCTTTCAGGGGACTACGAGGCTGCTACAGACAACTTGCGCTCCTGGGTCAGTGAGACCGTCGCCGATGAGATATCAAAGGAGATCGGTCTGACACCAGATGAGGCAGAGCTGTTCCAGCGCGCGCTGACGAGGCACCAGTTCGCCGAGGGGCCGCAGACCACTGGTCAACTGATGGGGTCAATCGTCTCGTTTCCTGTCCTTTGCATCGCGAACGCGGCGTTGTGCCGGTGGGCTTTGGAGGCGTCCAACAACAAGAAAATGTTGCTGCGGGACTGCCCCTTGCTCATCAACGGCGACGACGTCGCAATGCGCGGAAAAGGGACACTATACGGGCTGTGGGCACGCATCACGGGCTACGCCGGACTCAAAGAGTCTGTCGGTAAGACGTACTTTAGCAAGGAGTTTGTAGAAATGAACTCAACTTGCTTCATACGTTTGACCGAACCAGACATGATGGTCCAGGACGAAGGCAACCGGATCGTGCACCGACAGACAATGTTCCGGGAAGTGCGCTATGTCAACTCAGGGTTGGTGGCGGGGCTGCGAAGAAGCGGCCTCACGCCCATCGGTCTCAACGACCAAGACCAACCCTGGGACAATCTAGGCACACGAGCACGGGAACTTGTACGACTGACTCCACCGGACCTGATCAAAAAGGTCATGCGACGCTTTCTCGCGACACACAAGGACACTCTCACAAAGACGCATCTTCCATGGTACGTACCGGAATGGATCGGTGGCATCGGCCTACCGTCCGGACCCTGGGGTGGGCCAACAGAACTCGATCTCCGCATGGCCAGACTCATTTTCCTGAACTCGCACAAGCGGAAACCAATCTCGCTGGCTCATCAGAGCACACCATGGAATGTCTGGAAACTGGCAACAGACTCGCTGCCTGTTCCCGGACTGTACGCTACAAAGTGTCTGCAAACCGAACTGTACGAGATGACAGCGGGACGCGCTTGCGTCAACCTACTGTTCGACTCGAGGTACGATCTCTCAGACATATACAGCGACAATGCGGCCTTCTCCACGAGCCGTGCAATTAGGCACAACGCGGCACTCTGG